GCCCGATGTGGTCATCAAGATCGTCCATGCCGTAACTATTACCCAACATATTGACTGTGACGTTGACACCATCAGGTGCCGGTCTACCGGCGTTTCTTGCCCAGGATGCTTTCGGTGCAAAGAAATCCTCTCCATGAAATTTCATTAAATCCATTTGGTGAGCCATTTGTGAACCAACCCCCCTCGCCCCAAACGTTTCTTCCATTCCCAATTGAGCATTCGTACGGTTTCGTTCTGCATCCCTTTCAGCGAAGGTTCTAATCGTTGGTACATCCTTAAAAGGATTAAGTTTGTTGAAACCTTCAATAGCCTCATTGAGTGATTCGATTAGTACGTCTGTTGCATCTTTCAAGTGCTGAATAGCTCCCTCGATATTACCGCTGAAAACATCCATTAAAGCTCCCCACAAGCCCCCCCAAAGCCTGCCCATCTTGTCCACAAATTCTGAGAAGTAATCAACAACTTTGTCTTTCTGTGACATGAAGTTTTCTTTGATTGTTTCCCAGAATTCCCTTCCAAAAATGAAGGCACCAAGCTCGTCCATTAATCCTAAGAAAGCATCCTTTATCAACCCAATAATTCCACCGATCATGTCCAAAGCGTGCCAAAAGGCGTCTTCGAAATGTTTGGCTGCTTCTTTAAAGTGTTCCCCGGCTGCGTCCCAATCTCCGTTCAGTAAATCCCATATACCTTTGAAGACATCCCATAACCCTTGAACACCATCGATCATTGCACCGATATTGCCGGAAACAGCTTTCTTAAAGTTGTTCCAGGTGTCTATGCCAAATATTTGACGCATGTTGTAATCAAATATTCCCCAAAGATCCATTATTGCTTGGATGTTTTCTTCCCAATTGTTCATCCATACAATGACCGTGGCTATTGCCAGACCAATCGCAAGGATTGCCAGACCGATTGGATTAGCAAACAAAAAAGCGAGTGCCGGCATCATCATGCCTAATGCCATTAGAACCGGTGCTATCGCTGCTGCAACTAATCCGAACGTTACAATGTTTTTCTTCGTCTCGTCATCCAGGTCACTAAACCCTTGGACGAGGGGGGTGATGTGTTCGTCTAATAACTCGGTAAGAATCGGATTCAATTCTTTACCAATTGTTATTTGCATATTTTCCAAGGCAGATTTAAATTCAAGCATAGCCCCAGCCATGCCCGACATCTGAACCTCTGCAACTCGTTCTGCCGTCCCACCGGACTCTTCTAGCTTTCCTATTAATCCCTCTAGAGCGTCAGCACCCTGGGCAACTAATGCTGCCATACCCGAACCGGCTCTTTGACCGAAGATACTAAGCATCGAAGCTGTATCAGCACCGGAGTTTTCCAGTTGCCTGACGATATCCACCATGCCCAACAAATTTCCTTCGGTGTCATGGGTTTGAATACCTAACTTTCTTAATGTGGCTGTTGCCTCATCTGATGGGTCAAGTAAAGATCCAATAGCAAACCGAAGGCTTGTACCTGCCATCGAACCCTGTATGCCGGCATTACCTAAAAGGGCAACCGCTGCTGTCATCTCCTCGAATTGAAAACCGGCACTCGATGCGATCGGTGCCACGTACTTCATGGACTCCCCTAGCATGGTGAGATCCACATTAGCACTCGTCATAGCTGTTACAAGAACGTCATTCGCGTGGGACAGTTGTTCAACATCCATTCTGTAACCGGTCAAGATGTTTGAGGTTATGTCAGCGGTGGTGGCAAGATCCATTTGCCCGGCTGCTGCAAGGTTAAGAACCGAGGGCATGGCACCCATTACCTCATTAGCCTCAAATCCAGCCATCGCAAGGAATCCCATAGCGTCAGCAGATTGTCTTGCAGAGAACATTGTTGTTTTACCAAGTTCTAACGCCTGGTTTTCCAACGATTTAAATTCCTCACCTGTAGATCCGGTCAAAGCCCGAACCTTGTTCATCTCTTTTTCAAAAGATGCTGCTGCCATGATCGAAGTTGCAGCGAACCCGGCTATGGGAGCTGTTACGGCAAGAGACATCCTTCTACCGACACGACCCATTGAGTCGGACATTCCCTTCATTCTGCTTTCGGTCTTATCTAACTCCCGATTGAGGTTAGAACCGTCAGCTTTAATATTGACAACTAAGTCACCAACATTTGCCATTTATCTTGCCCCGGCTTTCATCTTCTTTTCTTCTTTTTCATATCGATCTTTCTCTGCCATCAACGCAAGTTCGACAATTGGTAATATTTCAACCGGTTCGTCTAATATCGTTGACGGTGGGCAACCATATCTTTGTGCCATACCGTCAACGGTAATTGCGATCTCTAATTCAACTGGTTTGGTTATTGGCTGACCGTTCCGATCAGATCCGCCCCCGACGGCGAAGTACCGTTCCGATTCAGCCCTGACTCTTCCCCCACTTTGGCAACTGATTCACCCCACCTGGCGATTATTGCAGTTGCTAATTCGATGGGAAGCATCCCCATACCAACGTCATCTGCCGGCACCACGCTTCCGTCATCCTGGGTAATATCCCAAGAGGACAAAACTTCACCGGCAAATATACTGATACCCTTTCTCATTCTTTCCGGATCACCGGAAGCCATATCAGTCTGTAGACTGAAAAGGGTGTTGAGAGTTACGTCAGATCTAACTTTGACGTGCATCTCATTGAGATCGGGGTTATCAGGAAACTCAAGATCTATTAAGTTTCTTCGTATCGTGTAAGCCATCTTTATGGAACCGTGTCCCATGTTCCGGGGTTACCATCTTGAAGTTCAGCGGTACACGTCCATGTCATACCCCTGTCGTCTCCAATGTCCACGTTATAACTGCTTATCAACATTTCGGCTCTGAACCTTGGGTTTCCTTGAGAGTTTCCACCAATTCTGATGTCAATACTCCTAACACCTGTCATGCTGCTTAACACCTGGTTAGACATGTTTGCTGCATTGTTGTAATAACCGTTCATGGAGAGTGTGTTGTCTCTAAGCCCGGCTATTTTTTCAACAGCAGTTTTGTCCATACCTGTGACATCAAGCAGATTCTGTGAGGAACTGTTACTGACAGAACTGACATCGTTAGAGATGTCCTGTAAAGACCCTGCTGCATTGTCTATCGCAACATAGGTTGCGACTCCTGAAGTTTTTGCCATTTTTAGCCTCCTTTATTTAGCCTCTAGCAAAATCTATAGATAAAACCAAGTCGGTGAAGGTTCCAGTCGAACGAACCCTCAAATATTGATTTACTGTTCCTGTAACTACTGCGTGTTGACTAGCAACACCTGTCACAGAGTTAAAAGTGATTAGATCCGTCCACGCTGAGTTATTTGTAGAGTGTTGAATCTTTATGATGCTTGAACCCGATCCCAGGGAAAAAACCTGTAAAACAGCACTACCACCGTTAGCACTCGATGAACTGTTATCTACTGCCGTCCCTGATGTTGTGCTTGCATGGGTATCCTGGTGTGCCGTCAACATAACCCCGAATTGAGGGGCATATCCATTACTTTCAAAAGATGCTGTTCCCGAAACCGGAGCAGATCCGTCCCCGGTGTCAACATTGTAGTTAGCAACCTTTGCCACCATATGAACCGAAGGATCTCCGACAGCACTTCCCATTGGTACCAAAACATTTTGGTCTACCGATGGTATGGTTCCCGAATTGGCTATAAATACGTCATGTTCTTGACCTGTTGCTGCATCAAACCAAACATTTAACCCAAGGGTTCCACTTTGTAATCCTGTAATCCTTTTGTGGGCAGAGGTATCTATAGTGCTGACATCCAAGAGGTTTTGGTTAATACCCAAACCGCTAATACTATTAGCGTCACCACTAAGGTCATAACCTTGGACATAAAACCTAATATTTAATGCGTTTTGTTTTGCCATCTTTTTCTCCTATGGTGTGACCGTTATGTCATCTAGAATCTCTACGTCAAATGGAACCGAAATGGTTCGATAAGCATTGCCACCTATCTCGGTGAACCCTGCTTGGGCATCTCCAATATTTGAAGTTGTACAGTTACCGTCTAGTTCAGCATCAGAACTAAGAACGCTATGTATAGAATGGATTGCGTCCCAAACATCTTTTTCAATCGACTCTCTAATATTTGGACTCGCTACCATCCGAAAATAGCCTCGAATTGTGAAGTTGGTTATAGAACCGTCCCTGGTAAATGTTTGTCCGGTTACGGATCTCCCCGAAACCCAAAAAGCAAGAACCGGGGTACCACTAATAGCAAGGGGTTCACCTCTCATCACAGAAACAAAAGTCGGGTCTGTAATCGTTGACAAAAGAGTGTCAATTCTGTTTAGAGCGCCTAATCTAGTCATTTATTAAATAACCTCATAATTGCCCCCCCTACATACCGTTGAAACGCCCTGTCGTTACCTCTCAACTTGCCATACATCTTTCTGAACATCCCATAACCCTTGAAACTAGAAATACTGTTTCTTGTGGATATACCCTCAATCCAGTTGGTATAAACAAGGTTGGAACCATATCTGTTCGCCCCTGCGTCCACCTGGGCGTTGAAATCACCCACTATGTCTGCATTGATATGGTTTTTTAAATTACCGGTTCTAAATCCATGCCCAGGGTAAAGTTGACTGCGAACATAATTAGCACCCTCTATCTCTGCCAGTTCGTGTAATCCTGAGTTAATAGCGTCTTTAATTTGACGCTCTAACCTTGGGTCTGCAATCTTTCCTGTCAGTTCAACTGATATACCAACTTGTAAAGTCATTAAAATATGACCCCATTGGATGTTGACGCGACCCTATATTTATCGACAAGTTTTAATATATTTCTAACTTCGTTTTGTACGACTGTAATTGGGGCAACATCTCCACCACCAATAGAAAGAGTGGTACCAAGATCTCTGTCCCTGTATGTCACTTTTGCTATATCAAGACATGCCTGGACAACTAACTCCGGATATATATATATAGATACATCAGACGATGAAAGATGAGTGCTTGCCGTTGTGCCGTTAACCCCACGTTCAACAGTTAAGGTGTTTGAACTAATTGAGGTTATGTACATTTGTTCAGATCCAATAAGAATTGTCTGTGCAGGGCTTAAACCTGATGCACCATTCACCCCGAAGTCTGTTTCGGTTGTTGTGGTTATTGCCCCGGAAGTTGTGACCACCGAATGTTCGTTTTGGTAACCCCAGGTTCCAACGATCTCAAGAGTTTTTTGTCCACCGTAAAAACTCTTCGTTGTGTCTTCGTTTAACTTTAATATTGTTTTCGGATTAAAGTTATACGGTTCTAAAAGATAGTCGTTTGTATATCCTTCTGTTAGGGTTTCCGATTCTGTTCTTTCGGTTTGTTTGTACGATGTCACAGAGGTTGTTTCGATCAACCAACCGTCCAATGGAATAACAGCAGACAAGGTATTTGATAAAGAGATATCTCCACCCCATCCTGTCGGGGTTGTGTACTGAGGTGAATTTCTTAATGATCCCGACCCTATGTCGTACACCCTGGTCTGAGTAGATGCACCGAACATACCACCACCGCAATAATCATCAATACGCCTTGAAGATGCTTCTAGGATTCTTCTAATAGTTACCCCATCAGCAGTCCAACCGGAAGCATAAGTTGTACCGGCTAGGTAATCTCTAAATTCATCTGTCGTTGCATATGTGTGCCGATCCACCATTCTTATATTCCTTTCCAAGGGTATGAGGACAGAGCTAAGTAATTAACACCGTTTATTTCAAATATTTTGCAGTAGTGATTTGTATTCCTCATACCCGGATTTACAAATAAGGACAGGGGGGAATATAGGGGAGATAGAAGTCCATAGATCACCCCCTGCCCGACAGAATTATTTGTTTTCTTCTGTCTCTACTTTCTTGGTTGTTTTTGTAGCAATCTTTTTGAAGTATTCCGGATACTTCTTTGCCTCATCAGAGGGGATTTCACATTCCTGTCCCTCAACGAAAGTTCTATTCAAACTTCCTAATGAAACATCCTTTAATACAGTTACTTTTACATTTGCCATAACTTGATCTCCAATAGAAGAAGTGGGAGCGATTAAACTCCCACCTCATCATTTACCGACTAGGCTGCACACTTGAGAACCTTGAAGGCATCGGTCAAACCAGGTTTACCGTCCCCTCGTCTTGTTCCGAAAAAGCCGACTTGGTCATTTTGCATATAGAGGCTGTCATTTCTTCTGACTGTGAACCCCATGCGGTCGAACAGATAATAATTTCGGAAGTCACCAAAGATTCCAATGTCACTAGAAGCTACCATTCCCGAACCCATACCGTTTCCGGTTACGTCATTGTTAATGACAGGTCTACCGAGCAAGAACGATGCTGGCGGTGTGTTCAGATCATTTACTGAATGAACCCCGGCTGATGTTGCGTTAATGCTGTTGATCTCTTTAGAGATAATTGATGGAATAACCCATGTAGCATTCCCTCTGAACTGAGCGTTCAAAGTGTAAAAAATACCGAATATATCGGCAGCTGCTAGGGCTGTGTTACTTGCGGTCAGGTAATCTGCTGACCCACCCTGGATAATTCCGGTGTGGTTTACAGTTCCATTTCCGTTAAGAATTCCCTTGTCTTCAAACTGCCCTGCTGCCTCTGCAAATATTTGGGCAAGTAAGGATGGAAGATTGACGGCTGAGTCATCGAGTAATTCCCTCGAGGTGCGAATCATTCCTCCGGACTTCTTTATAGCAAATGTTACCTGTCCGATTGTCGGAGTAGACTCCTGAGTTGTGTAGGATGCTTCTTCAGCGATTTCACCCCAGTCTGCCGAACCCAATGTTGGCATGTAACCGTCTTTACTAGAAACACGAATAGAGGTACAAGCACCTCTTATCATTCCGGTCGGGACACCTTCATCGTGAATCGTATTATTTAGGAACAATTCCGGGACAAAATAGCCCCCTTCGGCATCGGAATCCTCTTGCATAGCCTTGATAAAATCAGGGTTAGCATTCTTCCAAAAATAGTCCTCAGATGGAGCTTGCATCCAGGTCAAAAAAGCATCCTGTTGGATCTTTGCTTCTTCTTTAAGGTTGTCCCCCATTTGTTCCTGAGTCCAAAGAGGTTGTGCTGCTGCTGGTAATCCCTTTATCCAGGTTGCCGGTTTGTAATTGGCTTTAATCTTCCTGGTTGAATCATCAGGGTTGTAGACCTTTACATCCTCTGATGCGACAGGGATCTTTTGAACCATGTCCTCACCCCACATGTCTGTGAGATGTTTGATATTAGATTTGGCGGTATCCAGGGCATCTGCCTTGGAAATATTTTCTGTTGCCTCTGCTATAAGTTTCTCGCACTGTTCAGCATCACCGTTTTCGATGGCTTTCTCAGCTTGAGTTACAAGAGTTTTGGCAGCGTCTCGCAATTCTTTTGATTCCATTACGAATCTCCTAATTCTGATTTCATTTGTTCGATAACTCTCAGCAACAGACGAGACTTCGTATCAGCAATTTCTTGCTGTACTTTGTCCGTGTGTTCGTCAACCGTGTTAACTTCTGTGGACGTTGGGTTGGCTGTTTCAACATCGGCAGCAGTTAAGGCGGTTTCTTCTGATTCATTGTTAGAAACAATCTCTTCTGATTTTGCGGAGATTGTTTGTGTGTTTGGAGATGCACCCCTAACGACTAAACTGGTTTCGACCCAATCAAGGTTATTTATGACGCGAACGTTCTTTCCTGTTTCATCACGTTCTACTGAGGCACCATCGGTTGGCATGTTAAAACCAACAGAATATTGACCGTAGTATTGACCCTTTATATTGCTAAAGGCATCTCTACCACCTTCGGTCTGTAGATTCATTTGCATGATCGCTCTGAGCCGGTGTTCCTTTTCATCAACCGGAACAACAGATGCAGAAACTACCTTTCCAACGACTGAACTTTGGTCGTGTTGGATTAATACAGGTATTGGAAGGTTATTTAATATGGATTTATTAAAAGCAGTTGGACTAATAACATCGTTATCTGAATCCACTAATCCCATAGTGTTCACATCAGCCGTAACAAGACCCAGGGTTTCGTCTAGAACTTTCACCTCTGTGGGAGATGATTTGTAATCCTTTTCTATTGTTGTCATGTCGATACTCCTTGCGGTTGGTAATCTTTGGGCATTGGTAACCAGGTCAGTCTTCCATTTGGATGATCCATAATGTTCTGTGCATCGATAAGTGGATAAACCGTTCCATGTCTCTCTGCACATGTGTATCCAT